CAGAACGCCATTTTTCAGGTAGCTCGCCTCGTTTACCCCATACATCCGCATTCCCGCTTTCAGCGCAAAATGGAGAGCCAGCCGGTTCGTCGTCGGGACGTTCGTCACGATCCGCCGGCACGGCGTGTTCGCCCAGATCCAGGCCGGCAACAGGCATGCGGCGAGTTGCCCGGTCGGACCCCACGCCGAAGGCAAAAGCACCGTATGGACTTCCCAACACACGGCATTCTGCGGGTGGAAGATCCAGTACCCCAACAACTCGAAATCGTCGCTGTCGATACGTTCGGCCTCGATATACCAGATCCGGTCATCCTCGATCGGTTTGTACTGGTCCGCCGGTGGCGATCCGTCGTCGGAAAGATGACGGTAGAGCAAAGGGTGCGTCATTACCGCCCGGATGGTTTCGTAATCGAAAGACCGCTCGAAATGGATCATACTGCGAACTTCGCCGTGATTGACGTCAGTTGAATCTCTGTTTCAGTTCCTGGAGTTCGCGATCGAGTTGTTGAATCGCGCGTAGCATGTGATAGAAGATTTCATGGGTGTTGACTCCGAGAATGTCCGTCTCTTCCGCGTCTTCCGGGTCAAGTTTGGCACGCGAGCTCGATACCGCGTGAGGCAGGATTTCGCGAAGTCTTGCGGCATCCAGACTTACCACCCGGCCACCTTCCGGAGTGCCGCCTTTGCCGTTATATTCACCGATGATCGGATCGAGCGCCCGGATCACATTGATACCGCCTTCAAAGGGCTGCACGTTGCGCTTGAGGCGCATATCGCTAGGGACGGACCAGGTGTTCGTAGTTGGTTTGGCGGCGGAATCCGTTGGCAGTTGAAGGAGATAAGTCGGGTTGGTCATCCCGATGCCGACCAGGCCGCCATCGGGATTCAGCAATAAGTTACGTAAGGCAGTGCCGGGTTTGACCGCCTGAAGGTAAGAGTAGTCGCCATCGTGGACGCCGATCACAATCTGCTCTGCGTTTCCGCCGGCACTCGATGCCACGATCACTTGTCCCAGAGCAGGCCCGGCGGCGGACGACGCCCCGATGACGTTCAACGGCGCAATCGGAGTTGCGCTCTGGATGCCCAGCCTCGAGTTCGCGTTGTCCCACATCAGACTTACGCTTCCGCCGAAAGTGCCGGCGTTATTGAATTGCACGCTGTTGACGGGAGAACCCGGGCTAGGGGGCGTGATATCCGTCCAGGCGGAACTATTCCAGATGTACCTGGTGGGCGCGTCCGTCGCCCAGAACTCGAAACCCGCATCATCAACGCCTAAATCGGTGGGGCGTTGATCCGGCGTCAACGTACCCCACATAACTCCCGTGATCAGCATCCAGGTACCGGCCTGGATCTGGTACAGAGCGTTTCCGCGATCCGTCTCGACGTACAGTATCCCGTCGATGATGCTGGCGGGCGCGAGTGCCAGACGCGCCGCATGAGTCCCGTACATCACCCAGTTGACCTGGACCCATGCCGTGCCGCTCCAGATAAACTCCCGGGCCGGCTGATCGGTCGTGCGGAACGTAAACCCGGTATCGTTCACGCCGAGGTCAGTCGGCCTCTGGTCCGGAACCTGTGTTCCCCACATGGTCCCGGCGAGATAGTGCCAATCCTGGACGCCGTTAAACGTCTGGCTCTGATAGATCACGCCTCCCCGGTTTTCATCCACGTATAGAGCGCCATCCGGCATCGTGTCCGCCGGTGGCCGGTCTTCATGCGTGCCGTAGGTGACGAGCCCGTCGAGCTTCGTCGTGTTGGCGTTCGTCTGGTCGCCGGTCTGGCTCCAGTACAGATACCAGTTCTTCGATGTTTGATCGGGTTGCGGTGCGGATTGCGATCCGTCGCCGTTCGCATTGCCGCCATTGGACGGCGGCGTATCCGGGGCCACTTCCTTCAAACTCTGCCGGATTGGCGGGATCTGCAATCGGTTCATTATGCGAAACCCTGCGTCATCTCGAGATAGGTGTCGATCAACGCGACTTTGGTCCGCGCGGTCAGTCCCACCCGGTACACCCGGTCGCGGCTCTTGCCGAGACGGCGGAACGCGGCGCGGTATGTGTAGTCGCCGGATGGCGCGATCGGCTTGAGCCGGCCCACAACATCATTGAACGTGTGCCCGTGATCGTCGCTCCAGTCGAGTCCGATAGTCGGGATCGGATCGCTTGGATTCAAGGCACCCATTTCCATCAGGACCTCGAGCCGGTGATGGTACGCGTACTCGTTCTCGTTAATGAGATGAGGAAACGCCCGCTGATACTGGATCGGGTTTCCGTCGTCGTCGTAATAGTTGAGGCTCTGCTCGTAGAGTTTGCCCGTCGCCGGGTCGCCCACGATGTGCTTTCCGCCAGCGCCCCATTCGGGGACGAACGCGTGGAACCACGGCTGGTAACGTTGGAAAAGGTTCAACGGAACGCTCCAGGCGGCACGCTCGTGCCACATACCGCTCGTCGTGTCGTAGACCCACGCCTCCTGTTGCTGCCAGAAATTGATCACCCAAAACACATGGCCGCCGTCCGAATAGCAGTACGAAACCGCGTCGTCCACCCGGAAGCCGGGCGCGTTCCAGTGCTGCTCCTGGGCATAGGTGGAGATGCGTTGCGGCTGGAGTCCTTGCGCCATAAGAGCGATCGTCTGGCCGGTGGGACCGCCCGCAAGCCAGCACACGCTGAGTCCCACCGAGCATGGCGCATACGTCGAGACGGATCCCTGATGGATGAATGCGCCGCCGATGCGCTGGAACGGGAAATCGGCCGCGCCTACGTTGTTCCAGATCTCGATCGTTTCAGTTCCCAGGAGCCAGAGTTCCTCGTGGTCGCAGAGGATCGACCGGATATAGTCGCTGTGGCCCTCTTTCACGCCGAAATCGAGCGAGTCCCACTTTGTGCCGTCGTTTAATGCCGAGATCGCGAACTGCCGCCCCGGATCGGTGGATGTTCCGGGCGCGGGAACCCGGTTCACGATGAAGTATCCATCCAAAAACCCGCCGGTGACCCCCGTGACGGGATCACCGGCGGAAATGCTCCACGTTACGCCCGTGGCATCCGGAGGAGTCGGGCTTAACAGGATCGTATGGTCATTCGCTACACCGGCAATCGTATAAATGCGATCGTCAACGGTGATCGGATAGGCGCCCCAGGCAGGTAGAAACGGCCCCGGCAAAGGCCCGGTCCAGACAAGCGTGCCGGGTCCAGAGTGCGTATCACCTAAGCCGTCGATCGTGAACCGCGCCTGAGCCGCGCCGGCTCCGTTATCGCAATAGACGTTGTTTCCGGCAACGATCATCAACTGGTTGCCGTTAGAGAAGATCTGCGCCGGATCCGGGTTTCCGCCCGGGTCCGCGACGGTCCCCCAGACATGCGTCGTCCCGTCCGAGTGGACTTCCGTCTCGTTCGGGCCGTTGATGACGAATAGGCGCCCGCCGCCCGCCCACATGCAGCGGATCTTTCCCGGGACCAATGTCGCGAACAGCTTCAGGCCCGGACGGCCGTAGAGCACCAGCTTTGCCGGTTCGTTCGGAACCTCGATCGCTTCGGGAATAAGGTTCATCGTCTGCTGCGCCGCGGCGACGACCGATGCCGAGGTGTAGGAAGGGCCGGCCAGCGAGATTTTCATCGTAAAATGGAGTCAGCCGATAACGAATCGGCAGGAGAAATCAACGTGAACATGGACGAACATTTTGCGCAAATCGCGCACAAATTGACAGAACTGGAACATAAGATTGAACACGTCGAAACGACGCTTTTGACCGAGTTTCATAAGTGGTCATCGCCGAATGAAATGCGCCAGCGTACCCATGCCGCCGCGATTCGCGCGCTCGATACCGAGATTGAGAATCACGAGGATCGAATCAAAGCTCTCGAAGGTCACCAACAACCCGGCCATTAAAAAAAGCTCCCGCCGTGCGGATCTCCCCGTAAGTGGGGGCGTGGGGCTCGTAACCCCCGGGCGGTACGTAAGCCGCCCCACTTATCCCTGCGGTCCCCACGTCGTTGTAAACCACGGATCGTTGCTTCCAGTCGGCCCGCGCCCTCCGAGGCACGGTACTTCCAAAACAGGCTTCGGCGCATTGATCGATTCAATCCGCATTAACGCTTTCTGCGCGTCGTTGCGGACATCGGCATCCACCTGTCTCTGGAAATGCGGACCGAGGCGGACCGCCAGGTTGAGCACCAGAGCATCCTCGTATCCCGGGGGCAGTAGTACGACATCATCCACCGTCTGGAATGTAGGAACCTGCTGCCACTGGTAGAGCTCCAGGATGTAGCCGGGCACGGCCTGGGGGTAGATGTAAAGCGTCGAAAGCGGGTATGCGTAATCATCGTAGATCGCGTAGGGGATTGTGTTCGCGAGATCCTGAACACGAATCTGGGACCATTGCAGATCAGTCAATATCGCAAGCGGCCGCCGGATCTCAGGCGTCGAATAGATGATATTTGCTTTATCGATCTGTAAAGGACGGGGACCATCGAGGGCCGCAATTACCTGGCCCTGCGGATCTTGACCGATCGTGAACGTTTTGGCGCCGGTGAGCGGATATTCGTAACGGTCGATCGAGAAGATAAAGAGGCGATCGCAGTTAAGCGATCCGGTCAGGCGCGTGAGCTCCTCGAGGCCGTCTTGATATTGCGCAGGCGACGGCGTGCGCTGCGGCCCCAATGTTACCCCTGCCTTCCGGAGTGCCGGATAGATCAGCCCTTTGCCGGCGCTGACCGGGACGCCGCCCGCAGAAATGGCGCCGAATGTCGCCTGATCGAACTGCGGGAGGTTCCAGAATGGCTGCACGGCGGTGCTCATGAGGACCGCCTCTTCATCAATTTAGACATGGCAGGCAAACCCCAAATACGTCTATTTCAGCCAGATTTTGGTTCCATCCCAGAACCAGTTCACCGGGACGCCGGACAACGGAGTAAGCGTATTCCCTATAGTCGCGCCCGCAGTCCAGGTTCCGGGTGTCGCGTGCGTACAGACGAACATGCCCGAGCGCCCCGCCTGGGTGGCGCCGAGTCCGGTCACGCCCGTAACCGCAACATTGCCTGACACAAAAAATTGCGGGAACGCCGGGACCGGGAATGCGGCCGCCGATGCGATCGTAAGCAGATCGAGCGGCCGGTTGTTGGCGGTGATTTCGACGGTCGCCGTGTCGGTGCTGTTGTTCAGCACCCGGTTGTACGTGCCGCCCAGGACGCAGCCGTCGATATGCACGTAGGAATGCGGGCTGCCGCCAATCACAACGCCGCGATCCGACATGGCGCCCGTGGGCTGACCATCGACATTGACGCCCAGGCGCGAACCCGTAATGGAGACATTGGAGGAACCCGGAGCCTCGAGTTCGACGCCGTTTCCGTGCCCGTCTCCCGAACGCACGCTGACCCCGTCGATATTGACGCTGTTGACGCCTCCCAGGAGGATTCCGCTGCCTGCAACGGCTCCGTTGTTGGTCTGATAAGCAACGTCGATGTCCTCGAGAGAAAGAGATTTGATCTGGTTCAGCAAGCTGGCCGATGCCCGGATAGCATAGCTTGCGGCGTCCACCGTGCCGGTTGACGCGAGCATTCCCGAACGCAACGCCACCCGGTTCGACACCGAGCCCGCATCCGTCACGAGCAGGTCGAATCCGACCAGTGTATAGGAGTCGAGAATAAAATTACTGATCGTGACCTCGTTGACTGGCGCGGGGCTATTGCCAAGAAGACGGACGGCATACGCGCCGCCTTCCGTGAACAGGCCGGTCACGGTAATTCCGGAAACCTGCGGCTCGAACACAACGCCCGTGGCTCCGGTTGGCGAAATGACGCGGATATTGGATATTTCTCCGGTCGAGCTCTGCGTCACCAAAGACGCCGGGTCGCTGGCGAAACTCAGGCC